TATCACATAACATGGCATAATGCTCATCAGTTTCTCTAGACCATGTTTCCATTAGTAATGCATCTGTCATTAGTGCGTAAGATATGAATCCCATACCATACTGTCCTATCTCCTCTCCATCAGTATTGCCACTTGTGCCTATAACTCTAAGCACCTTGTTAAACATGGCTTTAGTAATGCCCAATGAATCTACACCTTGAATAATAATTTTTCTAGATGAATCATTTGGATCAACAGTTATTACTATACTTGGATCTCCACCCATTTTCTTGGCAGTTCTACAAGCCCTAGCCTCATTGTTATACAATTCTCTTAGACCACTTGTCCATGAGGTGTATATCTTTTTGGCTAATGTTTGTCCAATAACTTCCGAGTTGATAATAATATTGATATTACCGTTTTCATCTGTTATGTCATCAAATGTACTATCTACTTTTGGTAGAGAGTTCTCATAGGTAACATTTACTTTTGGTTCGTATGTTTCAACGTCATCATGTATTCCTGTCATTATTTATATTTCTCCTGTAATTCCTCGTATTTTTGTTCCTCTATGAAACATGCACAATGTTCACATAACTGTATTTGTATCAATTTCAATGTATGCAATACCTCTCCATTACCAATTTTACCATTATATTTATTCAATGTCTTAATAATTTCATCATATAATTTACGATTTGTTAAATTCATATCAGGTAGTGATGTATAGTTTTCCATAACCAAATTACTATGTTCTTTATTTTGATAATCCATCATTTAATCCTCATAGGTGTCCTTTATCCACTCTCTTATAGTGTCCATCATTTCCATATCTTCCCATACATAGTCAAGAATGATTGTATTAGAAATTTTTTCTAATTTTTTCCAATCATCACTTTCATATACTTTTTGTAGTTCATTTGTCATTATTGTAATACCTCATGTTGATGTGGGCATGTATAGTTGTTCTTTACCATACCTTTAGCAAAATTACAGTTATGACATAATACCTGAAATCCTGTTGGATAGTTATTATTTTTAAGCCAAAGCATTAGTTTATGAGTTAGCCATTCAGATTTATAACCTAATTTTACCAATTCATCATCATTTTCCATTACTTTCTTACCTTTAATATGGTCAATACATAGAAAGTCTATAACTGAATTCTCTCCACAACATGCACATTTAGGTTTATCAGTATTTGATACTGATTTAGAGTAGTGAATTAAAGCACTCATTCTTAATCTGTTTTTATAGTTCTTTTGTCTTTGAAGTTGTTGTGGTTTATGAGTACGTGCATATTCTTCTCGTCTTGCAATGCTTTCAGGTTTTAAATTATAAATTTTTCTTTTCTTTCTATTTATTTCTAAATTCTTTCTATTCCATTTATTGTATGAATCTCTACGGTTTTGTTTCAACTCACTTTCTGTCAAATAAATAACATTTCCATTTTCATCACGTTTATGTTTAATTCCTGCCATATCTAGAAATCTCCCTCTCTTACCTGATAGCATTTTATTCCTAACTCTCTCCATTTATTAACAACTTGATTTCTGTCATCAAATGCTACTGTTGGATCATAACCATCTGTTATTATCTTACCTAATAGTTCTGCTTTAACAATGTCATCAGGTCTAAAATCGCCATCATCTCTAAGATACATAGCATCATATTTTATACCAGCATTTTTCAACTGTAATCTTGTAACATCTCTATGTCTTTCATTACGAGCAGATGTGATAATTATTCTATTTTCATTGCCACCTTCTTCAGAATACACTAATCTTAATGATTTTATTGTATCACATACATCTACATTAGGTGTATCATACTCTAACATAATCTTAGGATCTAAAAAGTTATCCCAATTCATACGTTTATCAGTATCTTTTTTGGTTATTTGAGCATACATAGCACGTTTACTAACATTCATTAGTGTGCCATCAACATCACATATATAATCTGTCATTAGTTAAAAGAAAAAGAGGGGATTGTGGTAATATTCATTAGAATATATTTAGCCACCAGATACTGCTGGAAAGCCTACTAGACCACGTTGTCCGTTAACTGTTTCAGTACGAGCACTAAATCCTTTAGGGACTAATGTATCTCGTACACCATCTGCTGTAATGGTTTTCATAGGAATCAACATTTTAGTATCACTACTTTCAATGTAAATCATACCCAATCTACTAGCCATTGAAGATACAAATTGCATCTCCTCGCTAGTTAGGATAGATTTTAGGCTTACCAACTCAGTAAGACCATGATCCTTGAACTGTTGCTCAGTTACGAAGGCAGTTGTATCTTTAATACCTACTTTACTAGGCATAAAGATTTGTGTTAATTGATGTTGCATAACTGTCATGTCTATAAATATTTCCGTGATTTAATCTCTTTATCAAGGAATGTTGTGGTAATATGTTTCAAATCTTTGTCAGTTGCCCAACAATAGTTTTTATGTACACATTTAGTACATATTTCATTAGATAAAGCATCAATAGTAGAACTACCTAATTGAGCACCTTTATCTTTATTATTGCACACTTCTTCACATAGATAACATTTAAATTTAAATTTTGATACTCTAGTCATATCCATGGATTCCTATTCATTCTGCTATCCTCTACTGCCATATCAAATGCAACATTCTGATCATGCTCACTATAAGCATTTAATCCCCAACCACTATTAGAATCTAACATACCTTCCATTCTTTCACAAATAGACATATCGTTGGCGTGTTCTATTTCCCATTCTTGTGCCAATACAGAATATTTCTTACCTGTTGCTGAATCAATCTTATCTCCAATAGCACAATCACTATGTCTAGCACCTTGTTCTCTTGACCATAATATGTCAGTTCCAGCAGGGAATTTATTCGTACAAACACTACATTTACCTGCGTATTTGCTTGACATTCTTCTATCACTCATTACCATTCTTCTCCATCTTGGTTAAACTCATCATATCTTTGATAGGTTTCTCCATCAGCAGTAGTTAATGTCATTTGATGCCATACACAACCGTTTTCATCATGTTTGGTATAATAACCACATTTACCACACATTTCAGTATATTCTGTCATAACTCTAATATTAAAAGTTGGGTTTAGCCTACTATGCACAAGCCACCTTTCTACCTTTAGTAGTTGTGATTGTTTTTATACAGTTCACTATAATCTCCCCCATATACTCTCGTATTGGGTGCGTAAGGTTGTATCTATCTGACATGTTATAATCTCTATCAGATACACACGTATTGCATTTATAATCATATACATCATTAACATTAAATTCTCCAAACAAATCAAATCTTATCCATTTATCACATGATACACATACATGCTTACTTCTGTATAAAGAAGGGAGGGGAATAGTAGTGAACATCATACTTTATCCTCCATAATAGCAAATCTATCTTTACCTATTAGTAATGATAGATTAGAGCCATTATCCCATTCAACATATATCTGACTTTCCATATATGATGTTTCTGAGAAATTAACACATTGTATTGTTCCTGTATCTCCACTCTTTAATTCGGTATATGGATCATCTGTGTGTTTCAATACTATTCTACAACCTTTCTTAGTGTAGTCGAGTGTCATAATATATCCTCCAACTGATGTGTTTTTCTAGGTGTAACTGCCTGTTCTTCTACTTGTGGTGTTATGTATTGCACCATATCCTCTTCTTTGGTATAGTTACTATGATTACCATGCTTATTATAGAATAATACACCTTTCATATCAAATGAATCAATGTAATCCATTTTTTGTATGTTACCCAACTTTAAGAACTCTTTGGAGGGACAGTTATCAATGTAATAGTTACATGAATCAATTAGTTTATTCATGTGTGATAAGAATCCCTTTGGTGCTACAACCAACATATATGGTTGTGCCTCTTTAACAAATGGTATGTTTACATTTAACGTACTAACTTGTCTTATAACAGATTGCAACTGTCTAAACTCTTTACCATTGGTTAATGTCTTATGTGTCATAGCAAGGGCTTTATTTACTATGGCTTGTCTAGTGTTTATAACCTTAGTGGGCTTTTTAACACTCTCCAATAGATTAGCAACAGTTAGATATTCTCTATCATATCTGTTGTGTCGTGATGTCTTGCGTGATCGAATTGTCATCAATGATAATCGCTAATCTAAGCAAATTCACCGATCAATTTTCAGGCGTGAGTTTTGCGATCATTTTGGGCGTGATTAGGCACGAAAGTTGCGATCAGATTCAGTTCCCTCAATAAGACCAATAGCATATACCCCCTCTCCCTTAGCAATCCCTCTCTCCCAAGCACAACAAGGGGGACATAACACGTATCAAGACAATAAACACACCAATACCACCAATACTAACCCCACCAATACATGATGAACGCTCTTATATTGCATACGTTTGTTCCTAGCATTTACCCCCAAATACCGAGCCCACACCTATTAAAAGGTTTTTATTATTTTTTTCTGGGAATATATATAGGGGGTGCGATCAGGTTGCGATCTAGATCGCTATGCAACTATAAGAACCTTTACCCTTAGATCGCTTTCAGGCACGAACCACGCCTGCGATCACGATCGCTGTCCAACTATAAGAACCGTTATGCCTGTTGATCGCCCTTTGATCGCTGCTAGGCACGAATGTCGATCATGTAGGCGTGAAGTCTAGATCGGTGGTTTTGCTTAGTTTAGCGATTACTATCAATGACATCTAGAAACGAACTAGAGGCTTTCTATGCAGTAGTTGATGGTCTAACCGACAACGACAAGAAAGCACTCTTGAAAGTATTAAGAGCAATACTAAAGCCCGTAGGCGAGGAAACCGACAAAGGTAACCTATCTACTAATAGCGTATTAGTTGACATGCTCTTACAAGAATTAGAGATAACTAGTGCAGGCGTAAAAGCAGGCTTATCATTTTGGGTAAGCAAGCAAGCACACAGTAATCTAGAAATTCTTACTAATTAGGTAAATTACCGTACTATAAGGTAAAATACTTTCACGCCCTTTTTTTTCTTTTATTCTGCCGTGCTGGTACGCATGGCGAAAAAACGGTTTTAAGGGGCTTACCAGATATATATAAGAAACACACCATTTACCGAAAAATTAAAAAAAATTTGAACCATTTAGGATAGTACCCTTATATAAGTGATTAAGGCTCAGGACTGTTACTAATACCGTCAGCCACAATGGTACCCTGCAACCTCAACATACATGTCAACAATTCGGGGAGGTTAAACTTTGTACCATTACCTTTATAATGCTCTCCATACTTTCTGCTGCATGCTATGCATATGATGTTTTCAAGTTCTTTGCGACTTAGGCTCAAAGTGTTATTGCTCCCAAGACTATAATCAATGCAAGTATCGCACCATAGAAAGTGTATACCATGTCTGCCCATTCGGCAACTCCTTTTCCACTTATATAGTCATATGCCTCCTTGCCTATGCCAAATATAAATCCTAATAGAATTAACGGTGTCCATATTAAACCAAGTATGCTTAATAAAAATCCTGCAATGAAATGCTGTGTCTTGTCATTCATCTAAGATTCTTCCACCTTAATAAGATTCCATCCACTACGCTTATAATTCACACCTTTAAAGTCAAAAACCCAGTTAAATTTCATCGCAAATCATCCATTGACAGGTTGTCTTCCATACGGTCAATCATGTCTTCAAGCATGTGTTTAATAACTGATTTTCTGCCCTCGTCAAGCCATTCCTCATGAAGAAGTCTCAACAGGTCATGTATTGCACTTGCAGATGTCATACATATTATGCAACTTTGTTTTATATATACCTAACCTATTTGTACACCATAAATTATATCCATGACTGAACAGGCGTGGTCTCTCTCACACCTAAGTCGTTTTTGTTCTCTTAATAGTTCTCTTTCTTGTTTTGCCAGTGACATGAGTTTCTTCTCTATGTCGCCTAGTCTTGATGATATTGATGATTGATCCATGTACTATATATGCTTATCTGTTATATAAAAATTGTGTATAAATTAAACTTTCTCATGACCGTCATATTTTTTGTTAAGATTCAGTTCCATCATCTTGTCCTCAAGAAGAAAGTGAAGTTTCCAAAATGTCTTGCGACTCTGTTCACCCATTCCCTTGTCTTCAACTTCGTCATACTTGTGATTGAACCACTTTAGTATCTCTGCAAAGTCCTCCATTTCCAACTCCACCATAAATAACATCAAGTATATATACTATTAAAGTTTACCAATTACATGTCTGAGAAGGGGAACAAAAAAGAAAAGGCACAGCCTTCAATTGAGGAGTCCCCTGAAGACATTTTTACCTCACAAGCCGATTTGCAAAAATCATCTCCTAGTGGAAGTCCCTGTATATGTGAAGGTAAAAGAGACATCATGTGTCAAATACATGGTGGTTAACAAAATAAATAAAAAAAATTCGCAGTTATTCTAAAGCTTTGCGATAAGCTTTTACACTGGAGGTGATGTTTTCGATTGTTGCAGTAATCAGTTTTGTCTGAAGCTCCAACATGTCTTTTCCAACACCGTTAGGATCACCTTTCTTGCTGATATCTCCAAAGACGTTTAGCAATTCGTTTTGCAAATTGGTAAATGCTTCAAAGTATTCAGGTACTTGTGTTGCCATGATTTTATCATTATACATGATTATATAAAGGTTGTGTAAACTAAAAAGGTGCTACGCACCTCAGAAACGAATTATTATTCGTGTGACAAAAACTATATATGTAGTGACAAATTAGTTACGTCATGGTACAGTTTCGTAAATCGTTTGCCAGTGCGTTAAGCAAGCTTGGATTCATAGAGAAATCCTACACGGAAACTACCACCCGACCCAGTGTAGCCCAGCCATATATGAGTACCGACACAGGTGCTAAACTACCAATTTTCCCATTCCCACTCACTATGATTTATGAGTTGGCAGACAATATTGATGCTTTAAGAATACCTATTGAGACCTTAAACCGTGAAATGTTCAAGAACGGCTTTGAGGTTGTAGAGAAATGGAAGTACAAGTGCAACAACTGTAGCAAGGAATTCCAGTATGCACCTACCCCCGACAACCCTGACGAGCAGCCATTTGAGGCAAACGGAGACAACTACACCTCTGCACACCCACGCAAAAAGAAGGCAGTTGCAGTACCAAAGGCAGCAAAACTGCAATGTGACACTTGTGGAAGCAACGACTTGGTAAGACCTGTGCCAGAGCACCGTAAGACTTTGGAGAACTTGATGATAGAACCTGTAAACAGCAACCAACAGACCTTGGAAGATGTGGCACGTCAGTTGGAACGTGACTTTGAAATTGCAGACAACGCATATTTGCTTTTGCTTAAAAATTACAAGATAGATGATTCGACTGGAACTATAGACCACGAGAAGACAATTATAAAGGAGATGTTGAGGATCGAGCCACCACAGGTGGCAATGATTGCCGACAGTGATGGGCGTATTGGTTATGACGACAAGAGAAACAAGATTTGGGTATGCCCCAGATTTGAGCACAGGGATGCCAGACTTACCACCCCAAAATGTGACAGGTGTGGAGCAGAGGCACTAAAGGCAGTTATCGAGGTAAACTCTGTATACTCTATAGGTATCCCACAGCCTAAACGTGTTATTTATGGAGAAGGCGAAGTTATTTGGAAGGCTGGAAAGTACAAGCCAAACCTGCTTTATGGATTTTCCCCTATCTATTCCGTATGGTCAAAGGCTATGTCCCTCTCACATATGGACGAGTATATCAGAAAATACTTTGACAAGATGAGACCACCAAGAGGCATGTTGGTAATATCCTCAAGAAACTATGAGACATTTAGAAAGTCATGGGACGTGTTGGAACAAAAGGCACAGGAAGATCCTTACATGATTCACCCACTTTTGGTAGAGAATGACAAGGGTGGAAAGAACCCTGCACAGTGGCTTGACTTTACTGGTAGCTTAAAAGAGTTAGAATTTATCGAAGTTAGAAAAGAGTTGAGAATGATTATTGGTGCTGTCTATGGTGTACTTCCATTCTATTACGGTGAAACCCCTGCTGGATGGAGTCAGGAAGGACTACAAGTTACAATTACAAACCGTGCTGTTCTATGGGGACAGGACACGTTAAAGAAGGCATTCTTTAGCAAGATAAGTAAAATGCTCAACATTAACGATTGGGAATTACAACTAAAGACTGGTGAGGAAACCGACAAGTTGAGAGACTTGCAGACTGACGGAATCGAAATACAGAACATGATGATGCTTCAACAGATGGGCTTTGAGATTACAAGAACCCACACAGGTGAGTTTAACATAAGCAAGAACAGTGCAATGACACCAGAAATGATGTTTGGTATAGGTGCAATAAACGGAAACATGAACGGTGCAGGAAAGGGAGTACCAGCTCCACAGGAAAAGACACAGTCGTTTGAAGGCGAACCGAACAACAGCAGACCTAGTGACATTGGTGGAACTGGACAGGGAAGTCCTACAAGTGGAAGCTCAATGAGCAAGAAATCTGCATATCCAAAGGGAATTACTCCGTCAAACTTTAACGTTGTAAAAAATACTTTGCAGACTGCAATAGACTATGACTGGAAAAAGACAAAGACAGTTGAGGAATTGAGAAAGGCAACTGGAATGACAGTAAGAGATGCAAGAGACTTGGTTGCAGCAGAATTTGAAGGAGTTAAAAGGTGGGAAGATGAGTAAGGTATATTGTACCAAAAAGGTAAGTTTTTATGTGACAAAGACAGATGAAGATGAGGAAGATGACTAAAACAATAACAACATTAACTTTTAGACGATGTAATCTGTGTGAAAGTTCTTCAATCAAGTGGCAAGACAATGAAGATGAAAATCATTTGTGTTACGAATGCATGGAAAGTGAAAATGACCGTGTTTTTGAACATGGAGACCAAGGTTGACCAAAAGATTTCACAAATGTGATGACACTTGTAAGGTAAATCATACACCAAAGGCTTCATCTCCAAAAAAAATTGAAAAGATAATTGAAAAAAAACTCAAGGTACAGCCTATTAAACCACGCAAACTTGAAAAAAAGACCGAGGTCATCATTGATATAATGGAAATTGTAGATAAAATCAACAATACAAATGAAACTAACAAAGTTTTAGAAAAAACACTTATTAATCTAAGAAAGTTAGAGAAAGATATTGCCTGAAAAGTTAGAAACTAACGAAAACGCAAACGACATGACCAAAAAGCTTTGGGAAAAGCACCAAGCCGATGAATTTACTGCCGTAAACGAATACAAGGAGGGTGTATGTCTTGGTTGTATGAAGGTAGACAGGGCAGCAGCAACTATTGCAGATATTTGTGGTGATTGTGCTGGAAAAAAAGGTCGTGAGCCACTTTTGGCAAAGGTCTGTGACAAATATTACGGTCTATGTTTCTTTTGTAGCAAGTACAAGTTCAACATTGAGCAGATAAACGGAAGGTTTTGCAACACATGTCACTCCAGAATTGCAAAAATAACCAAGGAATACAACAAAAAAGGTGGATTCATGAAGACAGACCCTTTCTGGATATCAATGCGTAAAAAACACGGAAAGGACTGGAAACAAATAATGGGTGGCTACAAAAAGTCTAATCGTCGCTAGTTTTACTTTTTTTATGTTTTTTCTTCTTCATATATTCAACTAAATCTGGTGGAGTCAGTATCATTTCCAACAACATTTCTATGTTACTTAACTTAATATTTGTATCTTCTAGCAATTCCTCTACTTCACCCAATACAAAATCAAACTTCATTTTCATTCTCCAAAATGAATAACATACGGTCGTTCTTAAAATCATAATATCTTTTACTGTAATTTATGTAACATTTTCCCTTTTTATTTCCAAAAAACCTACCTACCCTCATTGACAATAAAGGTTTTCTTAGTAATCTTGGAAATATTTCAAGTTGATTTTTCTTGTGATTGTATCTAATTTTACCATGTAACACAAGTTTTTCATCTCCTTCAATCCATTCCTTTGCATTATCTTTCCTAAAATGTACAATGCTTCTGTCCAATCTTGGCTGTTCTTTCATGTCATTGGAGTTTGTTACCACCCATAATTTTTCTCCTTTTACATAAAGATCTATGAGAGGCATTTTATGTTCAAGATCATCAGCATGTTCCCTGTAAATCGAATTAAACATCTTGTCACTGTCAAATATGTATATCGATGTAGCCATGTTATATAATCAGTAATACTTATTTATAAAGCCTTGTTAACGTTTTAACATGGATGAAAAGTGTAAAAAGTGTAAAATAAACAAATACGGCTACACTGACGGACAGCATTCCATATTCATATGCTTCAAATGTGGAAGATATGACGGCATTAGTGGTGGAGATGATGCATTTATTGACAGGATAAATGAGGAACCAATGGCACTTTTACATATGATTCAGGAAAAAATACTAATCCCTATTAGTGGAATATAAGTTAATTTATATACTTTACTAAACATGTATATACCATGGAAGTATTTTCATCTGTATTAGAACCTCTACTTTTAGCCACTCTTATAGGTATGGGTAGTGGATTGTTTGCATTCTTTAGAAAAATGAGTAACACACAAAGGGATTTGTGTGAGACAGTACAAAGATTGCAAAAAACCTTAATTATTTTAGCTAAAACAGTTGACATACAGTCAAACAGATTACATCCAAAAGAAGCAAATTCCGAACTTGATGACCTAGTTAAGGAACTTTTGGACAAATAGGCGTAAATTTAACAATAAACCTTAAATAATAACTCTCAGACAAGATTGAGTATGATTGATCCATTGTTAATCGCAACTCTCTCCGTAATAGGAGGAGCAATCTTGAATACATTTAGAGGATTCTTAGGATCTTCTGATGCTACATATGACATCAAAAAATTCTTTGGTGCATTAATTGTAGCAGTATTTGCAGGTATTGCAGTTGCACAAACCTTGGCTCTTGCAGGACTAGGAATTACAGAACTCGTATTAATCGGGCTAACTGTCGGTTTCTCAGTCGATTATGCAGTGAGCAAGGCAAAGAAAACTCAGTAAGCATTTTTTAACCCCTTACTTTTTCCCTTCTTTTCTGCTCAAAAAACTTTATAAGTAATGTTCAGAACGATTATATATGGAAAATGACATATTTTTCAACCAATTTGTGACAAAAGGATTACATCCTATAGGTGGAGACCAAAGATTCTTTGAAGGTTATCTTACTGTTCAGGTAAAAGACAAACAAGGTGAAATAACAATCGTTGATGAATTAATCAAGGTTCTTCCAATCTGGATGGACAGGGGAGCACCAATTAGTGATACTCATTCCAACAGAATTATAGGAAAAGGTATCAGTTATGCTAAAGTAGATTACAAAACTAAAGATGGTGGCACATTGCCAGCAATTAAGATTACAGGTA